AGCGCTGCAGGTCCTCGGCCAGCGCGGGCGTGCCCAACTCGACCAGCGCCTGCAAGGCGTCCGCCGTGAGCTCGCCCGCCTTGAGACTGATAGCCCGCTCTTTCGCCGGCACCGGTGGCGGCGGCTCGGCCGCTGGCGGCGCATTCGACGGTACCAGCGGGACAGGCTTCGGCAGTGGCTCGTCGCCGCCGTCCATCGGCTCGAGCCCGACCTCGGCGCGCGCTTCGTTCGGCATCACCCAGCCGGTCTTGACGGCCTCGTCGAGGCGCGAGAACAACTGCGTCCGGTCCTCCTGCAGCGCGCGCACCTTGCTCAGGTCGTAGCCGATCCGCACGTCGAGCTCGTCGGTAAAGTCCCGCTTGAGCTGGTGGTTGAGGGTCGCCGCGTCCATGCGCCAGATCGGGATGACGGTGACCTCGGTAAAGTTCTCGCGGACCTGCTTCATGCTGGCGAAATTGGACGTTTGCTCGAGCCCGACGCCAAGCCCAGCGACCGCGGGCGGGACGCCCATGACGGCAGCGATCCTGGTCTCGGGCACGTCGTGGAGCGCCTTCAGGTTGAGTTGCTCAGGGCTGAACCCGAATTGCTGGAGGGTGGCGCCGCCCGTCAGCACGCCGACGTTGCCGCGGTTCTCATAGCCGAACCGCGTCTCGAGTTTCTGTTTGAGCGCCTCGGCGTCGCCCTCCGCGAGTGAGGCGCCCTGCGGCAACTGCACCACCAACCCAGGCACCCCGAAGTTTCTCAGTAGCGCGTCGCTAAATTGCGTCGCCGACTGGTCGCTGGCGATCTCGCGGACCAGGCGTTTGAGTGGCGACAGGCCGAGCCGTTGGTCCTGGTCGTCGATGCCGATCCGGAAGTGGATGATGTTTTCGGGCGGGATGTCCTCCCACTTCGAGGGCGCATACGAGTAGCGATAGAAGTCGATGAAGTTGCCCGAGCCAGCGACCGTGATCGGGCGGACGAGCCGCGGCGAGATGGGCCACAACTCGAGCACGTTGCCGGTGAGCTCGTCGCCGCTACGCACTTTGCGTAGATACGCATTGCCGTCGCAGTGCTTGGCCCAGGACGTCCAGAACCACAACTCGAGGTTGGTGTGGTGCGGGTTCGGGTCGGCCAGCAGCGCCTGCAGCGGCGAGTTCGCGAGCCATTCGGCGGTGCCGGCCTCGGGGTCGCCGCGGTAGACCTTCACAGGCGGCTCGATGTGGGCGTTGCTGAGCGCGAGCAGGCACGCCCAGACCGCGGAGTTGCCGTCGGATTGGGATTGCTGCGGTGCGGCGTAGTACCACTGCGCGGGTCCGCTGGTAATCACCGTTGGTGGGGTCACGAGCACACCCGGGTCCTGCCAGGTAAACGATTTCTGCTCAGACGGTTGGAGGTCATGGCCCCTGAGAAAATCCCAGGTGGCCGTTATGGGATTGCGCATCAGTAAAATCGGACCTCCACGTTGTCGATGAGCAGGTTGGTCAGTGCCCAGACCAGGGCGTCGAGGCGGTCAGGCGACGGATCGCCGCTATCGGGCACCCAGGTCGCGAGTTGGTCCTCGAGCGTTGGAAACGTGCCCACGAGATGAATTTTGCCCTGTTCGTCAAGCGCGGCCACCGGCTCCGCGCGCAGGCGTTTAGAGCGGCTGGCATTGACCAGGGTCACGGGCACGTTTGAGTCCACAGTGTGGATAGTCGCGAGCACCATGTCGCCGCCGAAGTTGCGCTCGGCGACGATGCGGTCCGCCTTGAGCTCCTCGTAGAGTTGCACCGCGCGGCGTGCCCAGCGCTCGGGGCCCAGTCGCTCGGACACGTCGCGCAGCACATAGCCGTGGCCGTCGACACCTTTACCCGCGGCGACGATGCCGCATTCGGCGTGACCTTCGGTACTGCCGCCGGACGGATCGATGGCGACCACGATGCGCACCAGGTCCGGCTCACTGTGAACGCGGTTGCGCTCGAGCGTGTCGCGGACCCACAAAGCGCCCGGAGTGTCGTCGAGCCATTCGGCATTGAGCTCCTGGCGACCGAGACGGGTCCCACCGTAACGGGCCTCCAGACGGCGAATGACCAACTCGGACAGGTGTGGATTGTCAGCCATGCGCGCGGTGGTGAGTTCGGTCGTCGGCTGCTCGGCCAACTCGCGTACGAAGCGCCGGGCTTTCGGCGTGGTCGTGGCGATGGCTCGTGGATGGTCGCCCAGCCGGAGGCCGAACTGGGCTTGCTCCCAACTATCCTGGTTCCATAGCGCGAGCTCATCGGCCCACAGCAGCGTCCACTGCGGCCCAGTCCACCTGTTGGGCTCCTCAGCGCCCATGAATTTCACATAGCCACCGTTCACGTGGTGCGCCTCGCCGAGCGAGCGGTTGTAGGCGCTAAAGCGGTCCCGAGCGATAGTGATCAATCCAGAGACGCCCTCGGCGCACACATCGCGCACGTCGGCCGCGGTTGGCGCGCCAATACCGACACGAGCTGCGGGACCGACCCGCTCGAGGTGATCCAGAACATACTCCGCACCAGCGCGCGTCTTGCCAGCTCCACGGCCGCCGAGCAGCAGCCAGACGTCCCAATCCCAGTCACGGGGCTTCTGGTAGCTCAGGGAGTCCCACTGCCGTTCGGTCGGCAACGGTGCCGTCCAGCGTTCCAGGCGACGGACCAATGAGGCCGAGCGACGCTGCTGTTGTGGCGATGCCAGCGAACTTATCGCCGAGAACACCGTGGGCAATGGCGAGCTTGTCGGCATCCTGGGCTCGGCAGTACTGCTCATCGCCAAAGACTTCGGCCTGCGTGATCATCGCACGGATAGCCGTCCGAAAATAGCGCATGACCAGGTCGGTGTCGGTCTCGGTTTTTTGTCTTGCAATCGGTTGCAAGCTGGGCGTCTGAACCCAACGCCACACGAGCGACTGATCGAGATTGAACTGGGCGGCAACGTCGGGGATAGTCGCGCCGGCGAGCACCGCAGCGACGACCCGGGCGCGCAATTCGGGGGAGTGCGCGACGCCGCGGGTCATCGGTCACGCGGCCTCGTGCGACGGACGGAGCCAATGCGTCGCCACCCGCTCCGTCGGCCGGCTCGCCAGGTAGGCCACCCAGTCGTCGTACTCCGCCTGCCGCGTGTCCATCGCCGCCAGGCACGCCATCAACCCAGCCAACACGTCCAGGCCATGCTGGATGTCCTCGCGTTCGAGGTCATCCATCGCGGAGCCAGCGAAACCAGCGGGCGATCGCCGCGGCCAGCCCTACACTCGCCACGAGCCAGCCGACGAGTACCCACCACCACTCCATTGTCGTCACCGCGAGCCGGCGCTCATCGGTGTCCGCCATGCACCGGCTGCCAGTCATCGGGGATCGATGTGCCTGGCTCCCAATCGGCCGGAACGGTCGCGATTTCGGGGCCGACGTAGCCGCCCAAAACGCGAGGCTTTTTGCAAATTTCGCACGCACTCTTTTCGTGAGATTTTCCGGACTTTTCCAAAAAATCCGGGCAGAACTCGCAGCGGATCGCCCGTCCAAAATCCGGGTGCTCGACCGGCACGTCGGCCCGCAGGAAGCGATAGCCGCCGCAGTGACGGCAGTCGCTGAGGTCGAAATTCTGACGCACCGGCAGCAGCGAGTCACCAGCTGGGGTGGCGCCGCGCATGGCGCGGTCAACCTCCAGGTCCTCGAGCATCCAGCGCCGAAATTGAGATGCGGTGGGCCTTGGGAACTTCTCGCGAAAGTGCCGCATGCTGGCTTCGTAGGCCTCGACAGACGAGAACAACGGCAGCAGCTCGTCACGGATTTCGGCGGCTTCGTCGAGCGTGATCAGTGCCATGGGACGGCTCCGTCTCGCGCGCCGCGCGCGCTCGTACGCTCGAAGCGAGCTAGCCAGCTAGCTAGCTTGCTTGCTTGCTTAAGGGGCTCCGGACCCGGACCCGGTACCGGACCGGCGATTCCGGGCGGAAACAATGCGCGAATCCGGCCGGAATCGCCGGGGATGGGAGGGTGGTTTTCCGGCCGGAATCTCACGCGAAAACCACCTTCCCGTTGCCATTCCGGCTGCTCACGTGACGGCCCTCCTGGGCCTTGCGCGCCGCCTCGAACCGCTGCCGCGCGTTGACCAGCTCGGGGTCCTCGTTGGCAACATGGTTTTTGCGCAGACGGTCGAGGTCCCGCTTGCTGAGCACATACTCGCGACTGTCGTTCCACTCCAGGTAGCCGTGCACACGGAAGCCATCGCCGTCGGTCTCCCACAGCCGGGCCCTGACCAGCTCGCGTGCGTTGACTTTCCAACCCGTCCATGCGGCAAACACCGTCGGGGGCAGATAACCGTCGGTCAGCTGATCGGCGCAATAGGACAGACCGAGGGCGTACAGACCCAGCGCGCCGAGGCTGGCCGTGACGACCTTTGGGTGCCCGTGAAAATGATCGTCGAGTCTGGCCCACGGCATTCATGCTTCCTTCACTGCAAAGCGTTTGCTCCAGCACGACGGGCAGTGCCAGACAGGACTGGTCTCGCGATCGCGGATCGCGGCTCTCTCGGGATCCTGCAAGCGGTCGAACACGACCCGGTGCATCAGGTGCAGGGGGTAGCGGCCACGACAGGCGAGGCACCGTAGCTTGCCGTCGCGGTACTGGGACTCGCCTTGTTTCACGACGCGTACATCGCCTCGTGGAATGTCCTCCAGTTCTCTGACGCCGGCCGCCCCGCGGCCTGG